AATCCCCACAATAACTGCCTGTCAGGTTAAAGTGTAGACAGCCATTAGTAGCCATTCTCGCTTGGGTATAATCATTGCCATAAAAGGTAAAAGTAAACCCTAAGTCAAAGGCAGACGAAACTGAATCATCATTTGAGCCTAGCCCTGTTGCACCTGTTGAATTAGTTTGTAAATCATATAGGGGTTGGTTGGCTTCATAAACGTAATCAGCTTCTACTTGTAAAACTGAAGCAAAAAGAAGCAGACTAAGAAGAAACGCTCTCATACTCTTTTTTGCAAGTGATTCTGGATTTATATACCCCATTTTCATTTCTTTCAGATTTACAAGCATTTAAAAATGTATTCCAAGCACTCTTTCTGTCAGTCCTATCTTTCGCTTTCTTTGCTTTTGCTTCTCTTTTGAGTCTTGCTTTATGTTCTTTGGCATCGGGTCTGTCACTCACATTAGCAACCCAAGCAGTTTTAGCTGAATCACCGATTGCCCCATTATAAGGACAAGGCGTTCCAGCCATCATCATTGCCTTGAATACCCTAATATCTTGGCAAAGCAACGCTACACTGGCGACTTTCATTCCCATATCGTAAAGATATTTAGATAATTTCAGTCTTTCGCAATTCTGATCCACCACTGTTCTGCCAGTAGATAAACCAAATAACTGCCCCTGAAACGCACCACTTCTGCCAACGGTACACAAGTCCTGAGAATAGGACATGATGCTTGGTGCTATCGCTGAAGCTGGCGGTGCTTCCTGCTTAATGTTCTGGTTTATCGTCTGCTCGGACTTGGACTCGTTAATGTTTCGGTTGGTGTTATCAGACGTTGAAGTATTCTCATTAACATTTTTATTGTCAGTTGTAACATTTGAATCAGATGTGGATTGATTCACATTGGTATTGGTATTGGTATTATCGCTTGTTGAAGTATTGGTATTGTTGCTGGTGCTGGTATTTGTGTTGGTGTTCGTATTGGCGTTATTGCTGGTACTGGTGCTCGTGTTGTTATTGTTGTTGGTATTCGTGCTCGTACTGGTATTTGTATTGTTATTAGTGTTCGTATTCGTATTTGCACTCGTATTGGTGTTGTTTGTGTTCGATGTTGAGTTCGAGGTCACATTGGACGTATTTGTGTTTACATTCGTATTCGCATTTGTGCTCGTATTGGTGTTTGTGTTCGCGTTGGTACTGGTGTTCGTATTTACATTTGTATTGGCGTTTGTATTTGTTGCTATCGAAGTATTGGTATTTACATTCGTATTCGCATTGGTATTGGTTGCGGTACTTGTATTTACGTTTGTATTGGCATTGGTGTTGGTATTGGTAGCTGTACTGGTATTTACGTTTGTATTCGCATTGGTGTTGGTATTTGTATTGGTGTTGGTGCCAGTAGATGTCGTAGTGGTTGTATTGGTATTTGTATTGGCATTCGTATGTATTGGCATTCGTATTGGTGTTTGTGTTGGTATTGGTATTTGCGTTGGTATTCGTGTTTGTGTTCGTGGTAGTCGTGGCGTTTGTAGTGGTCAATGAATTCTGTTCACAAAATTCCTCGCCTGCTGTGCAGTCACCCGTTTGATCAGCATAAGCAATATCATTAAAGAAAAGACTCAATAAAAATAAAGAGCCTACAATAAATTTAAAATACCCCATTAATGTAAAACTCTCCTTCCATGTTCCTTTTCAATCATAGATAAGTCTAACATCCCTACAACAATAAGATTAGAAAGTTCTGCTTCAGCCTCTGCTTGTTCATAAGTTTCAGCAGTAATTTTTGGACCTTCATAGATTTCATTTCCTACTCTAAATTCGGTAAGAAAAACTTTCATTCTTTTTCTCCCTTAAAACTTTTAGAAGAACCACTTGTTCCAGCATAGAGTCCAAACCAAGCTGCACCTGAACCAACAACAATGGAAATTAACCCTGATTGTTCAAAAGAAGGATCAGGCAAATCCATAAACCACATCACCGTATAGTAGAGCAGAAACATATAAATACTTAGAAATGCTCTGGGAAATATTCGCCAACTGTCAACTGCTTGAGCTACAAAGATAACCTTTTGATAGGGATTGGCTTTGGTTACATCTTCTAAATCCCTGATCTTGTCCTTAAGCGCACCTATCTCTTGTACCATAGCCATAAACTTACTGAGGTCCATCTCGACCTCATTTCTGTCCATGTCGCCACCGAATCTTCCGCTTGGATGGTGTTCATCGTTCATATCAAATCTCCCATTATTTACGTTTTTTGCCCTTTTTAAGTTTTTTGCGATACCTCTTTGCAGCAGCTTTACCTTTTTTACTGTATGAAAACTTTTTTCCTCTGACTTTTGGCATATTATCCTCCCTTATTTATAAAGACACTGTTGTTGCCCCATTTGTTGCTACTGTTAATGTTCCTAAACTACTTGTGCCCTGTACCCCTTTTTCTGTTCCTGCATAAATATCAATCCAACTTGCCCCTGTCCATAATTGTAATTGACTGGTGCTCAAGTTCCAAATAATATCTCCATCTTGAAATTTATTATTATTTCGTTGTGTTTCATTAACTGAAAGTGTTGAATCTATATCTACTCGATTTAAACTGAGTTCTAAAACCCTTACCAAGCGATTAAACGTGTCAGGAGAGATCTCTCCTATGGCTACAGGAAGTTTTGTTTCTAAAAGTTTTGCCATTAGCGCTTACCGTCAGGTCTAGCATCTAAACGCATAGCTCCAACTCTAAAACCTACTCCTGTTACTGTAGTATCATCATCATTGGATTGTATTCTTAACACCACTTGACGTCCTCTAACTCGAGTGTCTATTTTAGTGGTTACTGAAGTACAAGAACTGGTAACTGCTGTTGTTAAATCCTCTCCAGGGAAGTTTCTTCTTTTTAATACGACGTCTGCTGTTTGTCCACCACTTCCAGTATTTGCTGTTCCTGTAAACTTAATATCAGGAATTATCTTACTTATAAATTGAAAATCATCTCCTGCAGGATCAATGTCAAAATCACTAGACTCTATAAAAACATTAGTCATGGCAGCACCATCAGCATCGTTTCCTGTTTCATGATTATACAAATATCCCACATCAGACGTACTGTAAGTACCCATTGGATTATCAAAAATACCTTCATCAACCCAAGCAGTACGAGTTAATTGCCCAATACTCCAGACATTTTCAACATAATTAAAGACAACATAGCGATCAATTACTGTTTCTCCTGAAGAACAATAAAACCAACCCACTTCGTCAAATTCCTTATTTAAAAAACCAAAAATTTGATAGGATTGACCTTCTTCTAAATCACTAAACACATAGTCTTGTACGGTGCAAGGAATATCATTTATTTGTCCTGTATAATTATAAAAACCTTTTTTATCCATCCAATAAACACCTTTGGGAGTATTAATAGCTGCATTTGGTCCAATTAACCCTACTCCTTCATTCACTAAATTAGTCGCAAAAGTAAAGGGTTGTCCCACAAAAGTCATGGAATATAATGCAGTATCTGTCCAAACCAAGGTTTCCTGCCTCGCCCTAATTGCCCCCACAATAGAAGATCCTGCAGAAAGTCTGAATGATCCTGCTGTATTTGTAGATTTAGGTTCCCACTCAACAGCATTTTCTTGATCACTCCAACAAATAAACATAGGGTCCAAAGAACCTGTGCGTGCACTTCCCGAAATGGGGTCTGCTCCAAAACAAATAATATGCCTGTCTATATCACTGACCAAAGTGTGTAAAGCTTTAGTGGGGGTTAAATTAGCATCTGTTAAAGAACTTAAAGCAGTAGCATTGTCTGTGCCTAATGTATCCGCACTGGTGTCCCAATAATAAATACCTCCCGCTCTTACATTTATAACCAAATCTTCACCAAAATTATCATGCGACCATAAACGTAAATTATTAGTGTCACTTAAAGCACTTGTAGAACCCCATGTTCCTGCTCCCCATGTACTTGCTCCCCAACCAGAGGAGGAAACATAAACGTCCAAGCCTACACTGATTTGATAACTCCCATCAACTCCAGAACCCCCATTGCCAGAATCACTAGAATTGGCAGTTACGGTGTCTCCAGAAGTATCTTTAGCGGTAAAAGTATAAGTATTTGCACTGGGAACAGAGGCTATTTGATATTCTTGATTTAAAACGTCAGCAGTAATTAAACCCCCTAAAGTGACTG